ATATATTTCATCACAACCTAATTTATCAGCTATTGCCTTAACTTCTTTAAACTCTTTTCTCAATTCTTTTATCCCTTTCTTTTAGGTATTTTTTATGTTCGCTTTCATCAAATAAAGTCTTGTATTTGAATAAATATTCATATATTTTGTTTGGGGCATCCATTGGAGCCTGTTTGTCTTCTAATAATCCATATTTATCATATATATAAAATACTTTCCGCAACCCATAGAATTGTTCGCATATACCTCTAATATGATGTAAATCTACCCCTACGTCCATTGCAATTACTATATCTACATTTATTCCTATTAATATCCTTGCTTGTTCTGGAGACATATCGTGACTTTCAATTGCTACTACTGTTCCGTCTTTTCTACTGTGCCTTTTAAGGACTGATTTCTGAGATTCTGCAACTACACAAACACCACGTTCTTGTATTGTTTTATAATTTTCTTGTAACCCATAAATATTAAGAGATTTAAAGTATTTTTTGAGTGGAAAATATTTAGGGATATCTAACATTTCATAATTAGGTATTACAGTTCGACCCATAATGCCTATAAAATCATCTTCTTCACCGCACCAATGTCGTGTCGGAATAACTATTCTCTTTTTTTCGGCACTATAACCAATCTTAAATACATCGCAAGTAAATGGTAATATACCTTCGTTTATCCAACTTATATGAGGTAATGGTATATACTCTTTAATGACATCTTCACCATATATTTCAATATCTTCTAAATTAATAATACATCTTTTTCTTTTTACTTTTCTGAATACATCTAGTGGATCTTTTTTCTCTGGGTTCTTTTCTTTTGTTTTGAACTTATATTCTAACCCAAATAGTTTATGTAAGTATTTATTTGCTTTTGAGAATGATATATTTTTTATTGTCATAACTAATGTGAATATATCTCCACGAATTATTTCTCTATCTGATTGAAATATTTTTACTCCTAATGTGTCTTTGTTTATTGCAATATTATTAGATGAAGAATGGTTGGGTAAACCAGACCTATATTCTTTTGTATATTCCTTAATACTATGACAATCTAAATCTTTAATTATTTCTTGTATTTTATTATTATCTAAAATATATTGTTTAAGTTCAATTGATGTCATTCAAGCATTCTCACCTACCTCCTAAAAATCAACAGGCACTGTTGTAATTCCAATTTCTTTAAGTAAATTTCTAGACATATCATGCTCTACAACAATTTGATACTGGTTAGCAGATCCCTCACGATTTTTAACTATAAATAAAATTTGATAATTTTTATCTCTACTTAATGTTACTGGAATTTTTGTTTTTCCATTTTTACCTTCTAACCTATATACTTTTAATTCATTCTTACCACCCTGATATTCGTCTTCAAAAATATTTCTCACCATAACACAAGTTGAAGCAGGGTCTATCATATTCTTACTCATTCCTATATTATCTTGACTATAAAATCTTTGTCTTGCTGTTTTCCCTTTTTCTAATTGAAAAGTAATAGTAATATGTAAATTTTTTGATTCAGGTTTTACAACATCATATATTTCAACCATATTTTGCATCATTTCTAACCATGAATTATCAGAAATTTTACCAGCATCATTTTTAAATGTATCTATCATGAAATTTGTAACACCCAAACTAGCGTACTTTTTCATTATTTTAATTGCCTTAGAAGTAGAGTATCTTTGAAATGGTATAATAGTAATAGTTTTATTATCCTTTTGTAATTTAAGCCACGTTGCGCTCTTATATAATATTTCTTTTATTTTTTCATTATATTTACCATCTCTAACTACATACTTTTGCAAATCTTCTTTTAAAATATTGTTGGCAATCCATACGAGCATTTCCCTTTGCCATTTTTTTAGACCATCCTCGTTAAGCATGATTACAAGTTTTTCGTTTTTTTCAATAATACTTGGTATAACTGTATTTCTAGCTATTGTTGATTTCCCAACATTAGATAATCCGCCTATTAAAGTGATATTACCACATAGCATTCCACCAGTTTCTTTTGTAAGCATAGGAAGATTATAAAAAGATAAACCAACAGCCAAACCTTCGTTAAGCTCTTCGATAAGAGTATCTATTTCATCTGCAATATTATAACTTTTTACATCTCCTTCTACATTTATAAATATATGATTCAAATGTGTTTCATAATATAGGTAAATTTCCTCTTGGTTCATATCTGCAAATTTACTAAGTTGATCATATACTGGAAATTTTGCTTTTAGTAAACCTAATACTGCATTCCATTTATATAATTCTTCAATATAACCAGATAAATTTTCCTCCTTAACATATTCTTTAGCTTTTTCAATAGTGTCATAACCATTATATTCTTCATATTTTGCTCTTAACTTGTCGTGTTTTTCTAGGTATAAACCTATGGTTATTTCGTCTAATGATTGTTTTTTTTCTTTTATTACAAGGTCGTAGGCTATATTAAAATAAACTCTCCAAATATTATTGCTAAAATCTCCGACTTTCATTTTTTCATTTGTATAAATTAATTCTGGGTTCTTATACATAATGCTAACTATATTTGCTTCGCAATTTAATTTGAATTCCTTAATTTTTTGTACTGCATTTATAAGTTCTGTTTCATATGCAGTTGGTTCTCTTTTTGTTGATTTTGTTTTCTTAGTAACTACCATTTACCATAACCCCTCTAGTTCTTTATTAGTGTTTTTGCTTTTGGGTTTATAGTCAGCTCTATCATGTGTTTGATTTTCTAATTCCATATAGATGGTTTTTTCTTCAGCTTTTTTAGAATTTTTTAATCTCAAAACAACGTTATTAATTTCACATTCTACAAATGTCATTATTGTATTTATGAGATGTCTTTCGTCTTTTATCTTTTCTCGATTTGGCCCAATATATTGCAATATATTATACTTACTAAATTTGAATGTTATTAATATAACTTTATAATCATAATTTGCCAATGGCTTATGTTTTTTATTTGCTACAAATTGCCCATCATGCAATCCTCTAAGTCTCAATGCTAAATATCGTGGAAATTTTAAACCTGTTTCATATTGTAATATTTCTTTAAAAATATAGTTGCATAATTCTAACCAATCTTTTTGTTCTTGTTTTTTAGTTAGTTTTTCGTCCATCTAATCACCTCTCTATGTTTATAATAGGGATTATTGAAGACAATAATCCCTATTATAATTAATATATTTTTATTTAAGCATAGTAGAAAATTCAAGAACTTCTTGTAGTTTTGCAATATCATTGTTAATTAAATCTTTGATATTGATTTCTAATTCTCTCATTTTCTTACCAATTTTCTTTTGATTATCTACCGAAGCAGATTTTAAAACTTCTTTAATATTATCTGCGATTTCTTCTGCTTTTTCGTCTTCTATTTCCATAGATTCTTTATCTTTATTTACTCCGGTGGAATAATCTATGCCCTTTTTTACTCCAAATTTCTTTGTACTTTCCCATTTTTCTCTCCAGATTTCAAAATTAGGATCTTCTAAAATTTGTCCTTTTTTAGTGACTCCTGTTCTGTCTTTATAAATCTTTCCGAAATAAGTTATATTCCCTTCTTTATCTTCTTTCGTAAACATTTGAATAACTATATCAAAATCATAATCTGCTTTCTTGGCTAAGTCTGGAGCTTCGCCAATTTTGACTCTATCAATACCCTTTTTTTTCTCATCATCTGTTGCTTCCCTAAACACATCTTTTTGATGAGCAACTTCAACGATCCATTTACCTTGCGATGAAAACATAATATAAGCTGTTTTTAATGCTTGATTCCATCTTTTAATATGACCCCAATCTCTTTGACTTAAATTAAGGTCGTCCATATCAATATCTTTTCCTTTTCGAAGTTGTTTTCTTGATCTTTTTTCAACAACTTCGTATGCTGCTGATTGCATATTTTCATATAATTTTGTACCACTATCTACTACAATAGAATCAAATTCTTGTAAAGCTTCTTCGTCATTTAATTCATCTAATGTATCTTGAACTTCTGATGCAGAAGTAGTACGCATAACACCAAGAATATTAGGATTATTTTCGATATAATATGTATTCCCATCTTCGCTATCAACTAAGTTTATATTAGGGAATGTTCCTGCGAAAGTTGATTTACCTGTTCCAGTTGCCCCAAAAGCTAACACCTTACCACCGACATAAGCTAGTACATCTTCTTTTTTCTGAAAACCCATAATATCCTCCTTATATTTAAATTTACTTTACTATTTTTTATATTGAGAGGTGTATTCAACTACACCTCTCAATATAACTATTGAAATTAATCGTCTAATAACTTCATCCAATCATCTTCATCTTTACTTTCTTCGTCTTTTTCTTTATTTAATTCTTTTTCGATGTTTGCAACGCCATCTTCTAGTTCGTTTGAATCTTCTTCTGTAATGAATTGAGATAAGAATACTAAATCAGTTTCTTTATATTTATCCTTATTGATTGCTAAAACAGGGACTTTAGTATCTCCTTCTCCTTCGAAAGTAATTAATGGTCGTTTGATAAGCATTCTTTTTTCTTTATTACCACCAATAGCACACTTATTAAGAGCCTCTTCTTCGGTAATAACATTTAATTCAATAAGGTCTCGAATATCTTCTGGAAGATCGTCCAATGTGATATTTACCACGCTCGCTCCCTCTAACATTTCTCCTTCAACAGTAACCTCAACAAGCGTTCCTTTTTTAGCAGGAGTGAAACACTTAGCAATAAGTTTTTTGGTATTTTCAGGTTTTACTTTATCTACTTCAAGTTCAAATGTCTTTGTAAATGCTAAACTTTTCTTAATTTCTTTACCATCATACTTTCCAACATAATCAACTACAAAACAAGTAATAGGGAAGCATGCTTTTTCTTTATCTAATTTACCTACTGCGCTTGAATCACATAAAAGTGTTTGAGTAAATACAGCTTTATACTCTTCAGGTTTAGCTTTTGATAAGAATATTGAAGTGATTTCTTTTTTTACAGAAACACTATCGTTGTATGCTTGATATTTAAGTTGTCCTTTCACGTTGACTACAATTCCACTTTTAAGATGTTGTTGTATGTATTCAATTGCATCATATGCTGATAAGAATTTTTTAATATATGTTTTATCTTTTGCATCTTTTTCCAGACCTACTTTGATATAACATGATTCTGCGATAGATTCTAAAATAGTTTCATCAAATCTATCGTCCCAATCAATAGTAAACTTATTTTCAAAATCTTCTTGTTTCTTGCCATCTACCTCTTTAATACCATGAACATACACAACATTGTCTCTTTCTGAACCATATCCACCCATCATATCCGCATAAATAACATTGCCGTTCCCACAATCTATACCAAGATTCATTTGATTCCAAACCCAATCTGACTTTGTAGACTCTTTATCCATTGCAAAAGTGTAGTCGTTTGTTTTTGCTTCTCCGATAAGCATAAATTGAGCTTTTCCTTTTTTTAGACCTAATTGTTCATCATTTTTCTTAGCCATATGTATTAATTCCTTCTTTCAATATATTATTATTTTATTACCATTTAAACTCATATGATTCATTAACAATATATTGAAGTAGGTGGACTCAAAACACGACAGATGGGTACTTGACCCCATGCTTTTGTTTTAATAAACATCTTCCTTTCTCTTTATCTAGTAACCTTAACATCAAAATTAAATTCCAAACATTTTCTACTAGCTAAATAATCACACCAATGTACAAAGTTTTGAAGTTTTGTAGTTG